GTCATCATTGCGTAGTCATCACCATGCGAGTGCGTGGAGACTGAATGGGACTGAGTAGCGTTGTGTGCGTGCCCCCCACTTGTCCCCCCCCATAAAAAAATTTACATATTTGGTAGGGTTGGGTATGTTGTTGTGTTGAGCAGGTCTATTGTGTGTGTTTGGGTGAACACGGTTCTGGCTGGGTGTTTTGCGTATGGGTTGTAGGTTGTCCACAGTGGTCCTGTTTCTACGGCTGTGATGGCTTTGCAGGATTTGGCTATAGCGCCTATATCTGTGACGGACATGTTGAGTTCTATGGTGCTTTGGCATTGCCCTGTGGGTAGGGTTGTGATGACTGTTGAGCCTTCTTCTAAATACTTTTTGATGAGCTTTTCAAAAAACCAGGGGTTGTAGTCGGGTAGTTGACCTGACATGGGTACGCTATTGATGATTAGATAGTCGTATTGTGGGTATTCTTTTCTTTGTAGTTCTGGGTAGTCAAAGAGGAAGTCGTCTTTGTTTTTGATGGGGTTATCTACGTTTAGTTGTTCAGACATCTTGCTAAACCAGTGGGTGTAGAACTCTGACCAGGTTGTGCCTGGGGGTCTTGTTTGGAAGGTGTTGTTTGCGCCTATCCAGGCGTTGATAGCGTCTGCGGGTTTAGCGGGTAGGTCTATGAGGACAATGTCTGTGTCTTCAATTAGGGGGAGCAGCTGGTCGTGGTAGTGCTGATGGCAGTAGTGGGTAGCGGGTAGTCCTAGTTTGCGTAGATAGTTTAAGTGGATGAGGTTATCTCCCAGGTGGTATTCGTTAAATGTCCTAATCATTGCTTACTCCTTTAGATTATGGTATTATTAAGTTATAGGTAGAGGTGATTATATGGAGATATTAGAAATACAAAAGGGTATGTTGTTACCCAGTCCAAGGGTGGTGTACGCATATCCGTATGAGAGTATGGAGGTGGGGGATAGTTTTACTGTGCCGGTGGTTGCGAGAGCTAAGGTTCTTAATGCCAATTACAGGGCGAGTAAGAAGTTAGGGTTTAAGTTCTCTAGCAAGTCAGAGGGTGAGTTACTGAGGGTGTGGAGAATAGCGTGATAAAGTTGTTTGGACCTACTTACTGGATAAGAATGGCAGAGCGTTGTTACTACTGGCATCAAGATGAACCTGACATGAGGTGGGAAAAGTTGATGTATTTTTATCTGTTTAAACATTACGGATACGAAGAGTGAAATGATAGAACTACTGTGGATGAATGAGGATGAGTTAAGAGAGCACTGCCATCTGTTGGTAGAGGCTTTGCTCACCTCTGAGAATCACAGGATAGCGTTGATTAACAATATGGGGAAAGCGTTGGCATATGGATACAACAGAGGATACACAGATGCGTCTGTACAACTCAAGACTGAGACTCAAGCGGGAGATGCAAAGAGCGTTGTCTTGCATTAGTCCTGGGTCTAAAAGGTATTTGGTAAAAGAATGGAAAGATAAATATTCTGAAGTTGTTTATAACGAACTTATCAGATGTGCCAAAAACAGAGATGCTGCAGAAGTTATATCCAAGTGGGATTTAGATAAATTATGAGAGTAGCAGTCATAACGCCTTATTACAACGAAAGTATATTTACTCTCAATCAATGTATTAAGAGCGTAGAAAAACAAACATACAAAGACATACATCACTTTGTAGTTGCGGATGGAAATCCTTTTGATGACATGGATGATTACACTGCTAACTTTACCCACATATCATTACCGCCCTGCAGAGACTTTGGAGACACTCCCAGGGGTGTTGCTACTGCTGTTGCATGGGCACAAGGTTTTGATGCTGTAGCTTACCTGGACGCAGATTGTTGGTATCACAAAGACCATATAAGAACTATGGTAGGTGTAATGAAGGAGTCAGGCAGAGACATCATCACTTGCCCTAGAAAGCTCTACACAAGCTCGGGTAAGTTTTTGGCTGAGTGTATAGAGTCAGATGGCTGGACATTTAATGACACCAACTGTTTCTTGTTCAAGCGTAATGTGTTTGGCATCTTGTCAACCTGGATGTTCAAAGACTTGAATATGTGTGCGGTAGATGACAAAGTGCTTTGGCAAGCCATCCAGCAGTTTGGAATACAGACGGCTAGGTCTTTAAGACCAACAGTTAACTACACAACAACACTTGCGTTTCATTATCAACAACACGGCAAGAAAATCCCTAAACACGCTAAAGTNATAGCAGATATAGGTGACGGATTAAAAACATACAACTACTGGGAATTACATGAACTTCAATCTGCAGCAGTTCTACAAGTTCTGTAGTGAACTTAAAATTGAGACAAAAGAAGAAGGTCTCAAGAAAATGGGTAAGCTCCTGGGGACTCAAACCTATGTTATGGAAGAAATACAAAAAGGACTTAATGAGGATGTACATTTCTTTGTTATTCTTAAAGGTCGTCAGCTGGGTATTACTACTATTAGCCTTGCCCTTGATTTGTATTGGCAATTTACTCATCCTGGTTGGCAGGGCACTCTTGTTGCCGATACTGAAGAAAACAGAGATATGTTCCGGTCAACTCTGGGAATGTATATTGACGGTTTACCCAAGGAGTACAAGATTCCTTTGGTTGCTCACAACCGCAATCAAATGGTCCTCAAAAACAGGTCCAGAATCTTTTATCAAATCGCTGGTAACAAATCTAGACTTGGTCAAGGTAAAGCTATCACTTACTTACACGGCACTGAGACAGCGTCTTGGGGCAATGAAGAAGGACTCGCATCTTTGATTGCCTCTTTAGCTGAAAAGAATCCTGAACGCCTGTATATGTTTGAGAGCACAGCCCAAGGTTTTAATATGTTTCACGATATGTACAAAACGGCTAAAAAAGCCCGTACACAACGTGCAATATTTTGTGGCTGGTGGAGAAACGAATATTATTCTCTAGGTCCTGAGACAAAAGAATACAAAGTCTACTGGGACGGAAAACTCAAGCCTGAAGAAAAAGAATGGGTTAAAGATATTAAAAAACTCTACGGTNTCGAGATAAACTCTAGACAAATGGCGTGGTGGAGGTGGAAAATGTATGAAGGTATTAAGGATGAAACCCTGATGTACCAAGAGTTCCCACCTACAGAAGACTACGCTTTTGTGATGACAGGTACTAGCTTCTTCTCTAACTCACGCTGCACAGACGCAGCCAAAATTGCGAAAGGAAAAGACTATGAGTGCTTCAGATACGCCTTTGGACAACTCTTCCAAGACACAGAGTGCATACCGTCCACAGACCGTTTGGCAACGCTACGGATATGGCAACAACCCGTTGATACCGCCTTCTACGTTATCGGGGCAGACCCAGCTTACGGCAGCTCAGACTGGGCTGACAGATTTTGCATACAAGTCTTTAGAGTCTATGCAGACGGACTTGACCAAGTTGCTGAGTTCGCCACATCGGAGCTTAACACTTACCAGTTCGCTTGGGTCATTGCTCACCTTGCTGGAGCATACAAAAACTCGACTCTTAACCTCGAAGTCAACGGACCAGGACAAGCCGTAATCAACGAACTCAGAAACTTAAAACGTTTAGCTTCTGCTATGGAAGGAGGCACTGGTCGTGGACTCATGGACGTACTTGGCTCTATGTCTAATTACATCTGGAGGCGTTTAGACTCTATGGGTGGTCTGTCCAACTCCATAGGATTTGTGACCACAAGCTCTTCCAAAGAACGTATGCTCTCTTACATGAAAGATTATTTTGAACGTGGCATGATGGGTATATTCAGCATGGACACCTTAGAAGAGATGAAAGGCATTGTTCGTGAAAATGGATTCATAGGTGCGCCTGGTCGTGGCAAAGACGACAGGGTCATTGCTTCAGCACTGGCAACAATAGCATGGGCAGAACAAGTGCAACCTAGATTGATAGCGCAACGCCTTACCAGGATGATGTCAACAAAACAAGATGAATACACCCCTGAACAAATTGCAGTTGGAAAAAATGTTTCCAATTATTTAAAGATGATAGGCATGTACGGGTCTAGTCATTAACATGTGAAGAATGAAATGATACAAAACCTCAGTAAAAAACAACTTATGGTAGAGATGAAATTGTTTTTAGAAGACAAAGACAGGGGCATTTCTATCAAAAACTTCTGTGAATTAGCAGGTATATCTGACCGATTGTTCTTTTANATCTTCCGTGAGGGTACTGCGCCCCTAACAGAAGAGACCCAAAGGGGGCTAAATAGAGCCTACAAGCATTGGAAAGAAGGAAAGATACGGGTAATGAAGAAGCGTACAAATGAAACTTATCCTGATTACAGGAAAGAACCTGTACAACCTTTGATACCTATGAGTAAGTTGGTTATGACGAATACGGGGTTTAAAGTACAAAACAAACCTTTAAACCGCCACGATTACGCAAATTTCGACAATATTTTGTTAAAAACTTGAAAAAGGGGGTGATATGGGAGTTCTTAAAGACTATATGTGTACAGAACACGGTGTATTTGAATCTAGAGAGGCAAAATGCCCTATAAAGTTCTGTAAAGGGGATTTATCGGTAATTTTTCTCCAACCAGTGGCTATAAAGTCAGAAAAGACCAAAAGAAACGATAAAAACATAGAACAACTCGCTTTAGAGTTCAATATGACCGATATTAAGTCTACAAAAGANGGTGAACACCAAACTGGGTACTTAAAACGCAATAATAAGCTCACAGACAAAGAATTTGCCCAAGCTGGTGAGGCTATGGCTCATAATCAGAAGATGGAAGAGGAAAATATTGTCAAACAAAGATTAGGTGGCGCAATGTGGGGTAATGGTGGTAATATCAACCTCAATTCCGTCATGGGCGGGCAGTTTAAACCTGTCCGTGATGAATCCGTAAGCGTTTTACCCAGTGACGTTGCTCCTGGCGGGAGATTTAGACCCCCAATGCCAGGACCAGGCACTCAAAATGACCATGAAGGTTTAAAGTTGGAGTAATAAATGAAGATACCAAAAGGCGCACAAGACAGAGAGGAGTTCTTTAACGACCTTATTTTTAAGTGCGAGGTTTCCTTGGAGAACCGTAAAACAGATTATGGCTCTCTAAGGAATTGGTATCTCTTTGGTAACGGACCGAATGAAGCTCCGTCTATCTACAACAAAATATATCCGCATCTAGACCAGGTCACTTCTTTCCTCTACTCGGCAGAAACTACTCGTTTCTCCATCAACCTTGGGGCAGAGGTTCACGGAGAAGAACACCGCAAGATTCCTGCTTTAACAAAGTTGTTGAACAATGAGTGGTTAAATAGCAACGCTGACCAAGTATTTTCTACAGCTGTGACTTGGGCACTGGTGTACGGAACAACCTATGTCAAGATGATTGTCAATAACGGTATTCATCCTTACATGATTGAGCCTGGGTCTATGGGGGTGTTAAGAGAAGACATCACTTATACCGACAGGCAAGAAGCTCTCATTCAAAAATACTACATCACCAAGTCTGAACTTTACGCAAGACTTTACTCTCATCCTAGAAGAGAAAAAATACTAGAACGCATCAACACTCAGGTCCACGAAAGAACAGAGATAGCAAACGGTCTTGACCGCATACTTATGTCTGCATCTAACCTGGGGACACAAGGCGGTACTATGTACGGTAACGTCAACTTAGACTTGACTGGTGGCAATAGATACAAAGCAGAAGTTCGGGAAGATACAGTTGAGATGACTGAGCTGTGGGTTTGGGATGATGACATTCTTGACTACCGAGTTATAACAAAAGCAGACCCAGACGTAATCATTTATGACAGACCAGGTGAATCTGTATTTATCAAGGGTGAATTACCTTTTGTTCAAATATGCCCCAACCCACTCTACGACTACTACTGGGGAGGAAGTGAAGTCAACAGACTCATTTTCTTGCAACGACTTAGAAACCAAAGAATGTCAGAAATACTTGACCTGCTCTCAAAACAAGTTGCTCCACCAACTGCTTTGATTGGATTTACGGGAATACTTGACGAAAAGAATTTTGCACTTAACCGAGCAGGTGGACTTCTTTCTACAGATATGCCTAACGCTAAAGTAGAAAAAATGGCTCCAACCATGCCTCCTGACCTCTTTGAAGTTATCAGGGAAGTAGATGCAATGTTTGAAGAAGCATCAGGTGTGGGCAACGTTTTACAAGGCAAGGGTGAGGCGGGAGTACGCTCTGCTGGACACGCAAGCCAACTTGCTAGACTGGGTTCATCTAGAGTTAAAAAACGTGCACTCATCATTGAAGATTCATTAGAGAAGTTAGCTTCTCTTTATCTAAAAGCACTGCAGCTTTATGATGACACGCATTTTAAAGATACGCATGGCGTTCCGTTTATTGCAGAACAATTTACTAAACACTTTACTGTCAAGGTTGACGGACACTCCAATTCGCCCATCTTTACTGAGGACACNAGAACTCTTGCNTTTAACCTNTTAAAAGCTGGGGCTATTGACAAAAAATCTTTACTTGATTTAATAGAGCCACCTATGAAAGAAGAATTGTTGGAGAGACTTAAAACGATGGAAGCAAAACAGGCTTCACAACCCCAACATTCTTCTGGTAAAGAACACGGTAAAGTAGAGCACAAGAAGGAGGGATGATGGCTACAAAAAATGTAGGTGGACCACAAACTCAGCCTAGGGCAGACCAGCCACGGGTGTCTTCAGAAACTTTAAAAAAAGAATCTTCAGGACCTGGCTTGACATACAGAACAAGTAATGTTAAAAACCAGTCTGGCGGTAGAACACAACGGTCTTACGCCAGAAGTTAGCACTAACACAAGGAATCATCATGTACAAAAAACACGGAAAAACAGGTCGCAAGACTCGTAGATAATTTTCTGAGAAGAAAAAGGGTGTGGCTGCCTCCCCTGTGAAGTAGGTGACCACTTGCTATAAGGAGAAATACCATGGCACGTAAAGCTCGTAAACACAAGCGTAAGTAATCCGCAAGGATTAAACCGACTTGAGGGGTTTGTCGTAAAATACCCCTCACCCTATTGACAAAANGTTTGTAAGTGGTTACAAACTAGGGCAAGGAGAAAATATGAGTGTTCCAAGTGATAAATTGATGGAGTTAATGAAGGGCGGTCAGTCTGCTGGTGCACCTGTGCCTGTTACTCCTTCTATGCCTGGACCAAATATGTCAGACGCAGAAGTTCCTCCAATGGGTTCTCCTATGTCTACTCCAGAACCAAAGATGGGNTCAAAAGAAGCAGCAAGAATTAATTTAGGTATGGCTCAAGATTTACTAGAGCAATCCCTACCTGCGCTGGGTTCTGATTCAGAAGAGGGCAAAGCCACTCTTGCAGCTATCAGTGCAATCAATAAAATTCTTGGTGCAAGAAAAAATAAAACAAACGAACTTCAGCAGTCAGAAATTCTTCAGATGTTGCAAACACTTCCACAAGCTGGTGGCGGAACGCCTGAAGGTAAAGCAATGGCTGCTGCGCCAATTCCTGGTATGTCACCTCCAGGTGGTATGCCTCCCCCACCTCCACCTCCTGGTGGCGGTATGACCCC